TCAGTATGGCTTCGGTGTAGATAAGTTCGTGCTGGAATGATCGTGACATTCCGCGTCTGTAATTCCATGTATGGATTCCTCACTTTCTATTAAACTGTATGCATATTCGGCTTGCTGAAACGGATCAGTATAGGTTTGTGTTTTTTCTGCAAGGGAGAAGGTGGTGGGGTATAGAACCGGTGACGCTTTTTTAGGTTCCCGGATGCGCCCCAGTTTTTTGGCCCGGCTGGTGATTTCCTTTTGTGCCGCAGTAAACGTATCGGCATCAATAATAGCCGGATAATAATCATCACCGATATAGTGTGTCGTTTGCAGAATATGGCGGATACCACTGTGGAAGGCGTGGATCGCTGCCTCTTTCGCAGCCGTAGTCAGTGCAGCCCCGGCAAGATAAGATTGGAACAGCACTCGTATTTTTTCGGCTTCCTCCATATCCACTATCGCTTTGCCATTTTTAATCTGGTACCCAAACGGTGTATGGCTCATAGCTTACACCAGCCTTTCCCGTAGCGTAATGCCACATTTTAGCTTAAAGCTGATTTCTGTTCGAGAGTAGACTAGAATTTGTTCTACAAATTGCTGGAATACTGCTCCGTCAAAGCCCGTTAGCATTTTCGCCTTACAAGTATACTGCAGTAATTTTCTCGTTTCGTGTACTGTTTTATTATCGTCATTCAAAAAATCTACAAGAGAATCCTTTTGGTGCTGCCATTGTTCAGCTTCCTGCAGCAGTTCGTTATTTCCTTTCTGGTACATTGCAGGCTCTAGATATTTTTTCGCCAGCAGGTACGCCAGTGTTTTTTGATGCTCGGCATTTTCTGCCAGCTTTGTGTCTAAATCTTGAATGACTGTGATGCTGTCATCAGAATGGAGGGTACGCAAACTAGCAAGCAGCGGTTTTAAAACAAAGGCATGACCAAAGATGAGCTTATTCATCATCGTAACAAAGGCATATTCCAGTGCCGTTTCTTTGATGTATTTTAACGAGCATTTTGTGGCATCTGCTACATGGGTGGCGCAGCACCAAGCTATATAGGAATTGCGACCGCCTTGGATCCGCCGCTTGAAGGTAGCACCACATTGATGACATCGAATGACACCAGAAAACGGATAACGGTTCTGGTACTTTTTATTCTGTGGCAGCGCACCTTTTTCTTTGCCACGCTGCCGGATGACCTGCTGGGCCGCTTCAAATATGTCCTTGGTGATGATAGCTTCGTGGTGGTGTTCCACCCGGTATTTATCTTTCTCACCATGGTTATGATGACGATTAAAATGTGAATCGGTATAGGTTTTCTGGAAAATAGCATCCCCAGTGTAATTCTCGTTTTTCAATATGCCGCGAATGGTTGTTGCAGTCCAATGGGTACCCCGTTTAGCCGGAATTTCCTTTGCATTTAATTCCTTGGCAATGGCATCCGTCCCGATACCGGCGAGCGTTTGATCAAACATGGCTTTTACAATTGTAGCCTGCTCCGGCTGCAGTACCAGTTTTCCTTCTATTACATCATATCCATATGGGGCGTAAGCAAGTTTAAAGGTGCCATTCTGGAAACGGCTCTGTATGGACCAGGTGCTGTTTTCGGCAATCGATACCGACTCATTTTCCGCCAAGCCGCTTAGAATCGATAGCATGAGCTCACTTTCCATCGATCCGGTATTTAGGTTTTCCTTTTCAAAATAAATATAAACGGTAAGCCCCAGTAATTTACGGACCAGTTCCAGACAATCGGTGGTGTTGCGGGCAAATCGGCTGATAGACTTTGTCACAATAAGGTCTATTTTTTTATGCTCGCAATCATCTATCAGGCGGAGTAGGGCCGGACGCTTTTCTTTTTTCGTGCCGGTAATTCCTTCATCATAATAAATACCGGCAAACTCCCAGTCCGGATTTGCTGTAATGTAGCTTTCATAGTGCTTTCGTTGTGTGGCAAGGCTGACTAATTGCTCCTCACTATCAGTGGATACCCGGCAGTAGGCCGCTACCCGCAGCTTATGTTTTGGTGTAGGAAATACAAGCTGGCCTCCGATTTTTGTCACCGTTTTCATGGATTTTCACCTCCTTGTAGTGTGACATAGTACCTCTATATGCCGGATATATCAAGGAATAGAGGGCAATATAGCCGCTAATACCGGTGAAAATGTTTTTCGGTTTACTGCCGTTATTTTGGAAAATTCATTAGCAGAAAGCAGGCCTTTATGGAATAGGGACTGCAGTATGTGTTGGGCACGGACATAATCGACTTCGTGCTGCAGTTGTTCCTGTGATATTGACCTTGCTTCGGCTTGTAGCTTATTTGCTTCGAGTGTATGGTTGCTTAGTTGTTCGTTCATGGCAAATCATCTCCTTACAGATAGGCCATGAAATAGGGGAAAGTAAACCTATTTTGTTAGCCTTTATATCTGTAGTCGATAAAACAAGCTGCTATTCGAACCCAAGACATAAAAAAAAGACCTGCCAGAGTGATGAGACTCCAGCAGGTCCATGGTATATATTCTTATTTTCGCAGCTGCTTCAATGCTTCCTGCAGCCGGTCCGGTATGGGAAGTCCTATCCGTGCGGCATTTTCCACAATGGAAAGTCCTTCATTGGACAGGTAGAACAAGATGGTGGCGGTCCGTAAGGCACTGCCGGAGCCGAGCATTGTCTCATCCAGCGTATGGGCTACACCGACGAGTACAAAAAGAAGCACCTTCCGGCAGATGCCCATAAAGCCGATCTCACTGGATAGCTGCCGTTCCCTGCAGGCACATAGCACCCCGGTAATGTAATCCAGACAGACAAACGTCAGCAGGGCATAGAGCAGATTGTCGAACCCGCCGATGAACCAGCCCAGCCAGGCACCGACAGCCGCACATCCGATTCGTATTTCATTCCATGTCATGAATTATCACCCCGCCAAGGTAGCCTTGATTTCCAGATACTGGTCCCCGTATTTCACATTATCGATAAACTGGATGTTATACTTCTGCCCGCGGAACTTAATGTTCCATTTTTCCGAGATATCCGAGCGGTACTGGATAACAAACGACACATCCTTTTCCAGATGAACGGCTGCGGCGAAGAAATACTGCCCGCCGTGGATATTGGTTACCTTGGCCCAGGTACTGCCCTTGCTGACCAGCGTGGTATCATACCCGCCCTGCCCATCAGAGACATTCTCCTCCACCATAAACTCAATCCGCTGCTTCATTTCCCCGATATCCATCAGAACACCTCATCCCGATAGGAAAACAGCATGGCCCTCATGAGCTTGATCATGGCATCGAAGTCCGCCGTATCCCGATTTTCATACAGATAGGCCACGCCATACAGGATAGCCGTCTTGATGTCCTCCGGCAGCGTCGTGTAGTCGCTTAACGGATGGCGCAGTACATTTTCCACCGTCGTTGTGGAGGATTGAATCAGACTGTCGATCAAAGCATCCTCCACATCATTATCAATACGCAGGTATAATTTAGCTTCGTCCCGTGTTACTGCCATGCTGCCACCTTCCTTCTGTTATTTGCTGGCCTGTTTGAGCGTCTTGATGGCTTCCGGCAATACAATCTTGGCATCGACGCGCTGGGAGCCGAGAAAACCGACCTGACCAGTAACCGCGTATAATTCGTTCAAACGCTTAAAGGTGCGGCCCTGCCTGTCGGCAATCCAGTAGTAGGAGAAATCACCAAACAGCACCGTCTTGGCATCGGCTGCCATCTGCGGCATATACCGGCTGGTAACGACAGGGCAGTTCAGAATCTTATCCGGCACATCGGCACTGACGGAAGGCTGCCAGATATACTGGCCCTGCGTATCCTTTAGCTTCCGAATGGCTTTGACAGTGCTTTCATGCAGCAGCAATGTAGCCGACTTGCGGTACGGTTCGCGGAGCGAATAGTACAACTCAATCAAATCGTCAAAGGTAATCGCCGTAGCAGAGGCGGCAGTCGAGCCATCCGAAGCACCGGCGGCATCAACGAGGATGCCGGACGGACGATCCGTTCCGGTGCCGGTAAGGAAGGCTTCTTCTTCGGCATTGCCCAGCCTGCGGGCGAATTCCTGCGCCATATATCCTTCCAGGTCGAAGGCTGAATCATTCAACAGTTCTTCGGATACCTTGACGAGCGTACCCGGTTTATGCGCCCCGATGGACACCTGACCGAAGGTGGTGTTGCTTTCCGTGTAGGCGGCTTCTTCATCCGTCCATGCGGCGGTTCCCTCGCTGGCAACGACCGGAATCTTATGGTCGCCGCTTGCAGTCTGGATCACATGGGCAAGGGAGCGCAGCACATTTTCTTCTGCCAGCATCTGGATCAGCGTCCGTTCAAATTCGTCCGGTACCAGGTAGCCGCCCTGAGGATCGGCCCCTTCCTTTAAGGTGTTGCGGATTTCCGCACGGGACTTGCCGCGCATGCTGTCCCAAAAGGCGGGAGCATAGGCGTCGCTGAACCTGCCATGCTTCGTTGTATCCTGCTTGGCAGGCTGGTTGACGATAGCACTCGAGGTCGGCTTGCTTAACTCGAGATCAATGGCAGCCTGTGTCTTCAGTCGGTCGATTTCCTTGCCCAGTGCCATGACATCGGCTTCCATCTTGTCATAGGTGGCGGCATCTTCGGTGAAAAGCGTATCACCGGCTGCCTGTTTTTCATCCAGGAAGGCCTTGGCCTGCTCCCAGATGTTGGCGCGTTTTTCCTGTAGTTCTAATAATTTACTCATATTGGTACCTCCATTTAATGTGTTAAGAGCGACAGCCGCTGCTGCAGCGACGCTACGGATATAGTTGTTTTGTTTGCTGCCGGTGTTGGCTTGGTCTGCTTGGCGATGGCCTTATTGAGTAATGCATTGGTGACCCGCCGCCGAGAAAAAGAATAGCTTCCCATACTGGCAGCATCATGCATTTGTTTACTATCACTATCAGTTAAAATACTGTCGGCAAAACCAAGCTCGATTGCTTTTCCTGCATTCATCCAGGTCTCGGCATCCATTAGATGGGATAGCTGGGTGCGGGAAAGGCCGGTCTTTAATTCATAGGCATTAATAATGGATTCCTTGACCTCGGATAACATGGAAATGGCCCTTTCCATTTCATCGGTGTCGCCCATGGCGATCGTGAACGGATTGTGGATCATCATCAGTGCAGTCGGTGCCATATTGACGGTTGTGCCTGCCATGGCAATCACGGAGGCTGCCGAAGCCGCGATTCCGTCGATATTGACATGAACCTGCCCGGCATAATCCATCAGCATGGCATAGATCTGGCTGGCTGCTACGCAGTCGCCGCCGGGTGAGTTCAGCCACAAGGTGACATTGCCCTTCCCGGATGCCAGCTCGTTTTTAAACAGTTTCGGTGTTATCTCATCATCAAACCAGCTTTCCTCGGCAATGGTGCCGTCAATGGTAAGAATACGTCCGGTGTCATTGTCGGTATTCCAGTTCCAGAATTTCTTCATGGGGTTTTTCCCTCGCTTTCGGTATAAAATTTTCCTGCCTTGTCCAGCGGCAGCATATTGCCGTTGACCAGATACGTATCACTGCCCTGCTCGGCAGGGATGCGGTTCATATCCTCAAGTTCCCGGATGTCGTTGGCGGAGAGCCAGCCGTTCTGCCTGCCGATGGCATAGCCATTCATGCGGCTTTCGTAATCGCCCCTTAAAAGACCATCCACATTAAATTTAATGAAATACTGCTCCTTCTCCGTTTTAGATAAAAGAGACCGCACCATTGCCTGCTCCCATCTGACAAGCCAAGGCTCTAATGTATATTTAACAAATTCCAAACTCTGCTGCTCTATATTAGAAAAGCTCGATTTTTCAAGGTCACCAACCATGTGAGGCGGTACCCTAAAAATTCGAGCTATCTCATTGATTTGAAATTTTCTTGTTTCTAAAAACTGCGCCTGTTCCGGCGATATGCCGATAGGTGTATACTTCATGCCCTCTTCTAAAACTGCTATACGGTGAGCATTGCCGCTTCCTTGATAGACTGCATTCCAGCTTTCTCTTACTCTGGCAGGGTCTTTAACAATACCCGGATGCTCTAAAATTCCTCCCGGTGTCGCACCGTTAGCAAAGAACTTAGCACCATATTCCTCGCAGGCAATTGCCATTCCAACAGCATTCTTTGCCATTGCAATAGGGCTATACCCGACAAGTCCATCAAAGCCAAGTCCCGGAATATGCAGCACATCTGATGGCTGAAGAATGACTATGTTATCTCGGCTCAGCTTGGCTTCATCCTTACCTCTCCAATATTGGTAGTAAAGCCGTCCTTTATTGTCCCGGTCAACTGTCATACGGTTTGGCATCAAGGGATAAAGTGCAATAACCTCTCCCTTACCGTTGCGGATAAGCTGCGCATAAGCATTGCCCCAAAGGAGCAGGTGCGTCATAAGAGTTTCCCGAAACACAAAGGATGTCATCTCAGGATTTGGTTCATCATGCAGGAGAAAATATAGCTGATTCTCTGCTGCACGTTCTTTACCGCCACTTTCATTATATTTATATAGGTGCAGCGGCAAACCTGCTACTGCCTCTGCCAATATCCTTACGCAGGAATACACAGCAGTCATCTGCATGGAAGAACGCTCGGTTACAGATTTGCCGGATGTAGAACCACCAAATAAGAACCTGTAAGCACCTCCTGCGGTGCTGTTTGTAGGTTTATCTCTAGACTTGAATAATTTGTGCATTAAGTTAAAAATATCGACCACCTCCTTAAATTTGGACATAAGAAAAGCACTCATGCTATTTGCACAAGTGCTCACAAAGAACAGAATTTATTTTATTTCTACAACTGTTTTTACTATTTGCATCGTACGTATTGCATTTTCATCATATTTGTAGCAAGATGCAGATTTAAAATATTTTCCTCTATTATCTTTAGGCAAATCTTTTTGTTTAATAACTTTATATCCAAACGGTTTTAGAATAGATTTCACTAAGTTTCCTACCGCCGTTTTTGGAAAAGACAGCTTCAAATCCACTCCACAATTAACTTTTGAATCGTACCACTTCTCAATTTCAACTGCACAGGCAGCCAATGCAGGTTTATCACGATCAGAGAACTCAATCATTTTTATAATGTTTTCATCAGCGTTCAATTTATCAAATAATTCCTGCATATCTTTGTTATTCTCGTACCCAGAGCAATTTTTGTTTTCCATTATAAAATCATTAAATGTTGTTTTCATAGCTCATTCTCCTTTTTCAGTTATGTATTATCAGCTACCTTATGATACAATATTACTATATAGCAACGTGCTTGTCAACTGTTTTTACATAACTTATTTTGGATAACTATAAAATTAAAATTCCTCTCTCATCATAAACTGATGCTCCGTTATCATTTCCACAGCGAATTGCTCGGTCTAATGCCATTATTGTGGCTATCGCACCGTCAATCTTCTCTGTGGATTTTTCTTTATCCGCCTTGATGTTTCCAGCAGGGTCTGTACGAATAAAGATATTATCCATCATCCACCGAAGAACCGGATGACCGCTATGAGCCAAACGCTGCTCCAGTGTCAGCTTCATTAATTCTTTAGTTGGAGGACTCATATCCTTAAAGCCTTGGCCAAATGGCACTACAGTAAATCCCATTCCCTCCAAATTCTGCACCATCTGCACCGCACCCCATCGGTCAAAGGCAATTTCACGAATATTATATTTCTCACCTAACTGCTCAATAAATTTCTCAATATATCCATAATGCACGACATTGCCTTCCGTAGTCTGTAAATATCCCTGCCGTTCCCACACATCATAAGGAACATGGTCGCGTTTAACTCTAAGGCCTAATGTTTCCTCCGGTATCCAAAAATACGGCAGAATGCTGTATTTATCATCTTCATCTTCTGGTGGAAACACCAATACAAATGCTGTAATATCTGTGGTACTGGAAAGATCAAGACCACCATAGCAGACTCTTCCCTTTAAGCTTTCTTCATCTGTAGCAAAGGAGCAAGCATCCCATTTGTCCATTGGCATCCAGCGCACGGCCTGTTTTACCCATTGGTTCAGGCGAAGCTGCCGGAAGGCATTCTCCTCGGCGGGATTCTGTCTGGCAGATTCGCAGGCCGCCTCGACCTTGTCCATGCCGACCGTAATGCCGAGCGAGGGATTGGCTTTCTTCCACACCTTGACATCCGTCCAGTCGTCGGTATCCTTGGCCCCGTATATCACCGGATAGAAGGTGGCATCAATCTTCCGGCCTGCGATAATATCCAGTGCCTTTTGATGGGTTTCATAACAGATGGAGTGGGTATCCGTCCCGGCGGTCGTAATCAGAAAGTACAACGGCTGCGTCCGGGCATCGCCGGAGCCTTTGGTCATGACATCAAACAGTTTTCGGTTCGGCTGCGTGTGCAGCTCGTCAAAGATCACGCCGCTTACGTTAAAACCGTGCTTGCTGTAGGCATCGGCAGAGAGCACCTGATAAAAGCTGTGTGTGGGAAGGTAGATGATCCGCTTCTGCGAAGCCAGCAGTTTCACCCGTTTGGATAAGGCCGGACACATCCGCACCATGTCCGCCGCCACTTCAAAGACAATGGATGCCTGCTGGCGGTCGGCGGCACAGCCATACACCTCGGCACGCTGCTCCCCGTCACCGCAGCACAAGAGGAGTGCCACTGCTGCTGCCAGTTCCGACTTGCCCTGCTTCTTGGGAATCTCAATGTAGGCGGTATTGAACTGGCGGTAGCCGTTCGGTTTTAAAATGCCGAATACATCGCGAATGATTTGCTCCTGCCAGTCGATCAGCTCGAACGGTTTCCCGGCCCAGGTGCCTTTGGTATGACAGAGGCATTCGATAAAGGACACGGCATAGTCCGCCATGGTCTTGTTGTATTTGGAATCTTTGGCCTTGAATTTCGTGGATCGATAGCGTTTCAGCGTTCGCAAGCAGCGTCACCTCCTTTGCAGCAACAAAAAAGACCGCCGAAGTGGGCAGTCTTGGTAATGATGATATGGATTATTTCTTTCTGATTGTAAGGCAGCGGTCTATGCCGTACAGCACAGTCAACGTACTGCCGTTATCCCAATGCACCAGCAGGCTGCCGGTGTCATCCACACCAGCAACCGTTCCCTTCGTACCGATCGGCGGAGCCTGGGCGTCGTCCATTTGCACCAGTACAATCCGCGTCCCGGCGGGATATGTGCTGCGCAGTTGCTCCAGCCTTTCCTTATTCGGATATCTCATCAGGGTGTTCTTCCTTTCTGCCATTTTTAAAGGCCGAGGAGCCGGAAAGGTGCTGCAGGAGCAGCTTCCGTTCGTCCTTGTATTCCTTGCCAATAAACCCAAGCCGGAGCAGAAAGCAGCGGAAATCGTATTTCTCGTTGGTGGATGGGTGCTCCGTTGCCAGCACCCGTTTTTGCTTCTTTGCTAGATGGCAGAGTGCTGTAATGAAATGGGCGTAGGCTTTGACCGTATCGGCATTCGGGCAGCCGGTAAACCAAGGAAATAGCACTTTATCCTCCGTTACCTGCATACACAGCACATCAGTTTGGAAAACTTTTAACATGAGATTGCTCTTGGCCTGAATCAGTTTCTTGAGATTTTCCAGTGCCGTATCGGTGAAGAAAGAGCGCGGCATGGCAATCACCAAGTCGTCTATATTCTCCTGCTTAGATGCCGAATCGTCAGGTTCTTTGATAAGATTATTTGGTTCTTCGGCGGTAAATCCTGCTTTCTCCAAACCGATCAGCACCGTTTGGACAATCTCGCTATCAGTATCTGCTTCGTAGAGCAGGTTTCCGTCCTTGTCGACGGTGAAAGCACCGATAGTATAGGCACAAGTTGGCATGAATTGGTAGACCGCCTTTTCTCCGGTAAGGGTGCTAACGATTTTCGCCAGTTCCTTACGGCTTTTTCCTTTTGCATGGTACGGTATTTTCATGGTAGTAAACCCCTTTCGTTTTTTGTCATGTACATATATCACTCTAACCGGCAATTATAGCAAGGGGTTTGTACCACAAATTACACGTATTATTCTTGTACTGCCGACATTTTACCAAGCAGCTTTCCGGTCAGCCACAGGCCACCATCAATCAGCGTCGGCAGGAAACATTGGTCGCGGAATTTGTTCCAGCCAGTTTCCTTGCCGGCAGATTCCTGTAAGGCGGCTGTGTAGGCATCCGCTACTTCTTTGGCTGCCGGAAGCACCGTCGTATTCAGCCAGGAAATGGTGGCGTTCTTGGCATCCTCCTGCACCGAGTCTAGAATATGTTCCTTAAGTTCATTTTTAATCGTTTCAATATCCATTTTTTCTATCTCCCTTCAAAATCTGTTATGCCGCGGGCAATGGCCCGGGCGAAATCATCCGCGTTATTCGTGAGCAGCGCGGCATCATCGTCATTATCAATAAAAGCTGTTTCCACCAGAACGGCGGGCATTGTGGTATCTTTCAGCACGATGAGATTGGGCCGCTCCTTCAGGCCACGATCCACCGTGCCGAGACTCTGCACGATCTGCGACTGGATGCAGGCGGCAAGTTGCGGAGATAGACCGCTATCGTTGGCATAGATAAGCGTTTCTGTACCGCGGGCGTAGCCGCTGTCGGAGTTGCAGTGCAAACTGACGAATACATCAGCAGACCATGCATTTGCCGTATCCACCACGCAGGGCAGCTCCGGTGTTTCCCCAGCCAAATTATCGCTTTGCAAGAGCTGCACCTCACAGCCTGCCGTTTCCAGATATGTTTTGACGAGGCTGCCGATTGCAGCCGCCACATCACATTCCCGCAGTCCGGTGTTTGGGTTTACTGCACCGCTGTCCCGTTCCCGGTCATGCCCGGGGTTGATACATACACGCATCATGTTGCCTCCACTTCAGTATAGGTATACGTTTTTCCATTCCGTGTCACGGTTACCTGTTCGCTCGAGCCGACCTGTTCGATATACCGTTTCACAATGACATCACAGAACTTTTCATCCAGCTCCACCATGTAGCAGCGTCGCTTCGTTTGCTCACAGGCCAGCAGCGTCGAACCGCTGCCGCCGAACGGATCCAGCACGGTGCAGCCGGTCATGCTGGAATTTAGGATGGGATAGGCCAACAGCGGGATCGGTTTCATCGTGGGATGGTCCGTATTCTTTTTCGGCTTATCAAACTCCCAGATAGTGGATTCCTTCCGTCCGGTGTACCATTCATGCTTTCCTTTCTTCTTCCAGCCGTAAAGCACCGGTTCATGCTGCCATTGGTAAGGCGAGCGTCCCAGCACCAGCGACTGCTTCTTCCAGATGCAGCAGCCGGATAAATAAAAACCGGCATCCGAGAAGGCTTTCCTGAAGTTAAGTCCTTCGGTGTCGGCGTGGAACACATAGATGCTGGCATCCTCTGCCATGACGGTGTGCATGCAGGTAAAGGCAGCGAGCAGAAACTCATAGAATTTGTCATTCTGCAGATGGTCGTTCTTGATTTTTCCGGCCCGGCCTTCATAATTCACATTATATGGCGGGTCAGTGACCACCAGATTGACCGGTGTTCCCTGCAGCAATCGCTGGTACGTTTCCGGCTGGGTGCTGTCGCCGCAGAGCAATCGGTGTGTTCCCAACTGCCACATATCACCTGCCTTGGAAAATACCGGTTTTTGAAGCTCGGCATCCACATCAAAATCATCATCATGTACACCATCCTTTATATCGTCCTTGAACAGGTCGCCCAATTCTGCCGGATCAAACCCGGTAAGCGACACATCAAAGTCGCTGCCCTGCAGGTCGGTAATGAGCAGCGCTAATTTATCCGTATCCCAGTCGCCGCTGATTTTATTAAGGGCGATGTTTAAGGCTTTTTCCTTTTCGGTGTCCATGTCGATGACGACGCAGTCGATTTCCGAGATGCCTTCCTGCTGAAGCACCTTCAGTCGCTGGTGTCCGCCGACCACGTTGCCGGTGCGCTTGTTCCAAATGACAGGTTCGACGTAGCCGAACTCGTCCAGCGAACGCTTCAGCTTTTCGTATTCCGGATCACCCGGCTGTAAATCCTTTCGTGGGTTATAGGCTGCCGGGATAAGGTCCTGTATGTTCTTTTTGATCAATTCCATAGTTATTTTCCTTTCCGCGCCTGCAGCAGGTGCTCCATCATCGTATCCTGCGGACTTCCCACAAACGCTGTGGTGCAGTTCTGCTTAACGATATCGAAAATCTCATACCAGAGCAGGTTCGCCTGCTTCTGGAATGACTGGCTCATCTGCACGAACGGACTGGTAATCGCACCGCCGGTTGTGGGGTGCTTTCCAAGAAGTCCATAGGTGCTGATGGCTTCCTCACACTGGATATACCGGGCGAATGCCTGGGCATAGGCTTCCAGCAGCCGGGGATTGACGAGCCGTTCGCAGCCGCGGTCCTTCAGCCATTTCCAGGTCTGGCGAAACAGGTCATCCGCACCAAGCGGCTTGCCGTCCCGCTGCCGGGCCGACAAATAGTCGCTGGGATTCGGCATGTCCTCGCCGGTAAGATCTGCGGCATCATTTAATTCCGCCCCTTTTAAGGTGGGCGTCGGCAGGTCGATAATGGTGGCTGCTTTTCCCTTGGCAATTTTATCGGCCAGCGCCTCCGGCTTGTCTCCGGCGCGGATCCGTCTGCCGCCGCGATTGGTTCCGTCCTTGGCCATGGCTGTTCAACTCCTTTCCCATGCGGTAAATCCCCCGTTTGAACTGCAATTTTTGTGCGTGTGACCCCAGCACCGGTCTAGCATTTGGGTGCGCCAGAGATTTTGACCGCCCCTCCTGGCAGAGCGTAGTCATTCGTAGTGGTATTCCTTTCTGGCATGATGCCAGCGGTCGTCCATCTCGGCGGTGATCTTTGAGTGGCACGGCTTGCATAATGCCATAAGGTTATCCTCGTCATGGGTGCCACCGCGGGAGAGGGGACGGATATGGTGCACCTCCGTTGCCGGAGTGGTCTTGTGGTTCTTCAGACACATCTTGCATAAGGGGTGTTTTCCGATGTACCTGTCCCGGATGCGCTTCCATGCTCTGCCGTATCGTTTCTTGACAACAGGACTGCGCTCGTACGCGTCATAACGTTTGTCCATTAATTTTTGGTGCTGCTCGCAGTACCGGTTCACGGTCAGCTCCCTGCAGCCGGGGTAGGCGCACGGCTTTTTGGGTTTCCAAGGCAAAGCACTCATCTCCAGACATAGCAAAAGCCTTCAAGGGATTGCTCCCACGAAGGCTTTTCACATTCTTTCATGCTATTAGTATACCATGTAAAGCAGACAAATGCGTCCGCGATTTTGGACATCAGGTCTTCCCAAATAAAAGCAAGGCAAGGTTCTCATCTCCAGACATAGCAAAAGCCTCCAATGGATTGCTCCCTCGAAGGCTTCTCACATTTTTTCATGCTATTAGTATACCACGTCGAACAGATACATGCGTCCGCTACATTACTCATGTGGCTAAAATAATTGGGAATGACTGCCCAAACGATATAGCAGAAGAACAAGTACATCATCTTTGGTTTCATAAATGAGAAGCCAATCTGGATCAATATGGCATTCCCGGCAACCTTTGTATGTTCCACCTAAATCATGGTCTCTATATTTTTCATCCAATTGTTTTCCTTGAGCCAATTGCTCAATGACAGAGAACAGCACATCTATATCTTTGTTCTGCTTCTTTGCCAATTTCAAATCTTTCTTAAATTGAGTGGTGAATTTTACTTCGTACTTCATTTTTCAAGGGCCACACGCAAATCTGTCATATTGGTATACCCTTTTACTTTTTTATCAATGGCGATTCGTTTGCCTTCTTCAATGGCAGATCTAGTTGTTGCATTAGGAACGTCAAGAGTGAGACGGAAGGGAATGCCATTTTCTCGTATCGTTGTTTTTAAGAATATGTTTACCGCCGTCGTCATATTCATTCCCAGAGCATTGAATATTTTCTCAGCCTGATTTTTGACTTCCTTATCCGTCCGGATATTCAAATTTGTATTTACCATATTCAACACCTCCATTTCTGTCTTGAATATAGCATTATTTTTGGCTGATGTCAACACAATGTCAATATAATAAACACATAGCAAAAGCCTCCAAAGGATTTGCTCCCTCGAAGGCTTCTCTCACACTTTCATGCTATTAGTATAACACGTCAAATGAATAAATGCGTCCGCGATTTTGGACATCATGTCTTTCCAAATAAAAGAATAGCAAACTTAGCTAATGCACGATTCTTCCTTTTGTAGGCAGACGACCGTTCGATGTGGAAATGATCAGCGATGGCATAGACAGCGCTCGTTTGTGCATCCTCATCAGCATAGAAGGTTTGCAGTACATATTGCTTGTCACTGCTTAGTTTCTCCCATGCGGGCTGAAACCATGCCATGTACTCCAACGCCTGCCGGTAACGTTCCTTCAGGATGTCGATGTCTGCCAGACCGGAGATGATATGATCTTCTACGGCATGCGGGTTGCTGGAGTGCGGCATCCCATCGAAACCGGACGGATGCAGGCTGGTCATGGCAGCATATGCCTGCTTGATATCCTCGCTGGTATTTTCGATGATGAACTGCATGCTGCCGTAATCCCGGATGGCATCAATGGCGCCGCTTCGTTTATTCAGATACTTCCAGATAACACTCATAGGCTGCCTCCTTGCAAGCTGGCCCGGACTGCCTCAATCAGTGCAGCCTGGGTTTTGTTTTTTTCTTTCAATGATTTCATAATGGTTTCATCTATGGTTCCGGCAGTCAGAATGTGATGAATGACGACCGTATCCGTTTGTCCTTGCCGCCAGAGTCTGGCATTCGTTTGTTGGTATAATTCCAAGCTCCAGGTTAGTCCAAACCAGACGAGAGTGGATCCGCCTTGTTGCAGGTTTAGACCATGTCCGGCAGAGGCGGGGTGGAGAATAGCAACAGGAATAACACCAGCGTTCCAATCTGTTATATCTTGTGAAGTCTTGATTTCTCGTACCGTAAACCGTTGCTGAATCCGTATCAGATCATGCTTGAACCAGTATGCAATCAATACGGGTTTGCCATTGGCACCTTCAAGAATGTCCTCCAGGGCATCGAGTTTTCGGTCATGAATGGGAATGATTCGTTTTTCCTCATCGTAGACGGCACCGTTTGCCATCTGGCATAGCTTGTTCGATAGGGCAGCCGCATTTACGGCATCAATTTCTTTCCCATCTAGTGAAAGCACAAGCTGGGAACACATGGTGTCATACATGTTTCGTTCTGGCTTTGATAACTGTACATGGATTTCATTTCGTACTAATGCTGGCATGGTCAGATACTCCTTGCTTTTCATGGAAATGGTGATGTCTGCAATACGTCGATAGATTTCTTCTTCCGCACCGGGTTTTGGCTTGTAAGAAAAGATCATCTGTTGGTTCCGTTTATCTGGTTGGAAAAATTCACTCCGGTAATGGGTGATAAAACGACCAAGTCGCTGTCCCATATCCAACAGGCGAAACTCTGCCCATAGATCCATCAGGCCATTTGAAGAAGGCGTACCTGTCAGTCCTACGATGCGTTTTACCTTGGGACGAACTTTTAACAAGCTCCGAAACCGTTTTGCTTGATATGATTTAAATGAAGAAAGCTCATCGATTACCAGCATGTCGTAATGAAAGGGGATGCCGGAATCTTTTATCAACCAAGGCACATTCTCACGATTGATAATATGGATATTGACCTGCTGCAAGAGTGCGGTTTTTCGTTCCGTAGCCGTACCAATAGCAACGGTATACGTTAAGTCATGCAGATGGTCCCATTTCTGAATTTCCGCTGGCCAAGTATCTCGTGCTACACGTAGGGGTGCAATCACCAATACGCGATGGACGTCAAAACTGTCATAGATTAATTGCTCTATAGCGGTTAAGGTAATGACGCTTTTTCCCAATCCCATATCCAGTAAAATGGCAGCCGTTGGATTTTTTAGGATGAAGTTTGTGGCATAGGTTTGATAATTATGGGGCTTGTATTGCATCCAGTATTCCTCCTATCTGCGTACTATTGTCGATGCAGTATACCGGAAAGCCAAGTGCTTCTAACTGGCGCTTCCGATGTACCTGCAGCGGTCGCATTTTCTTTCCGGGTGCTTTAAGCTCCACAAAGGCAATGCGTCCATTGGGCAGCAGCACCAATCTATCCGGCATCCCGTCATATCCGGGGGAGACGAATTTGGGACAGATGCCGTCTTTATGTTTTACGGCCTGTACAAGCTGCTGTTCGATTATTTTTTCTCGCATGATTTCCTCCGTCAGAGTGTTTAGTATCGACTTTTCATCAAGATGTGTGACACCCCCGACACCTGGTTACTATAACTTCCTATAGGGGTTAATTTTTAAGGGCCTATAGAGACTTTAGGGTAGGAGGTGTCGGAGGTGTCACGCTTTAGTTTAAAATGGCTTTTTCTGTCAGCCGTATTCCGCTAACAAACCGGCCTTGGCGATTCCTAAAACGCATAATCCCGGCTTGTTCAATGGCAGTATAAAAATCGGCGGAATTTCGCACATAATCACCGGTAACATTACAAAAGTTCCGATACGCAGTATAAAAATCACCGGATTTTTCCTGATAGGCTTCACCAAGCTCACAGCACTCATCCAGGAAATGGCCGAGCCAGTCGTTGTTTTCACGGTACGAGCCGATGGCTTCCCGCACACAGGCTGGTGTGGTAAGCTGGAACTTTTTCTGAATGATTTTCTGTGCCCCTTCAATAATCCAAGCCAGTACATACTCGCCTGCATTTTTCAGCAGGTAGTCTGCGTAATTTTTGATATCGTTGTTTCCTTCAATATGAGCGTTAAAGGGTATCACAATGAGCCTGCGCCAGGTACCGGGATCGTTGGCACCGACGCGGGGTAGGTGATTGGTATAGAGCACCAAGGTATGGCTGGGAATAAACTGGAAGGGATCTTTATATTTCTTTTCCGCAAAAACTGCATCCGTCGAGCATAGTTGCTTGATGATGGACGTGTTGAGCCGCATGCCTTCATCAAGCTCAGCGGCAATAAGCAGCCGTTTTCCTTTAGCCTCGGCCATTTCCGGCTTTACATTCCGGCGACAGCCGACAGTTAATGTATCCGCCGATATGTTGCCGCTATAGGTGCCAAGTACACGGGAGATAACATTCCAGAAGGTGGATTTCCCATTGCGGCCTTCACCGTAAGCGATGATAAGGGCTTCCACGTATACTTTTCCGATAGCAGCCAGTCCCACAATTTGCTGGACATACTCGATAAGCTCTGCATCTTTGCAAAAGAAGGTATCGATGGCAGAAAGCCACAAATCTTTTCCCGCATCACCGGGTGAAACCTCCGTTACCTTGGTAATTTTATCCGTTGCTGTTGGCGGGTGTATGCCACATAATCCATCGGGCAGATAATATGTGCCTAGTGGGGTGTTCAGTAAGAATTCATTATTGTCGAGCTCTGTCGGTTTACATTGCAGCATGGGTTTTGCCGCCTGCAGGCAGGAGTTTAAATACTTGGTATCGCGACGCTTAATGACGAACGTTTTATATTCCTTTGCGATCGCATATTGGGTAAAGGCTGCCAGTTGTGCTGCATCGAACAGCTTCTTTGCCTTAGCTGCACCGGAGCCGACTAACACATCAGACCCACCGGATTGCTTTAGCTTTTGCCAAGCAACATGTTCCGCAGTCTCCGCTTCTTGTAGCTGCCTGTCGGTTAATTCCTGCACCACAGCGAGAGCTTGTTCGTCGGATTCGTTCCAACATATCCCGTCATAATGTAAAAAGTCGGTAGCCGTTGTAAATTGGAGCGTATCGGCATATTCCCGAGCCACCTCTGCATGCCGGGTGAACGGCTATAGCAATGAGCCTTTTAACGCCTTGCTCAGGGCGATTTGCAAGAAATGAATAAGCTGTTGCATCGCTGTAAAATAATTTGCGATGACAAATATAAGATTGAACATCGTGCGAAAATGTGATATGATAATTTATCATCGGTTTCATGTCGGACGGTTCATCTCTCTCCTGTTATCTTGAGTATACGGGAAACGGCATTTTTCACCGCTCCCGAGAGTACACGACTTGACCGTACATGTACGCATGGAAGGAGGGGTCTCTATTGGCAGATACTGAATTCAAAATCTTCGCGAAACGGCTTTCGACGAAGTATCGGCGGAACAGGAAAGTTGAGGCTTTTGCCAAAGAATTATTTGAAAAGATCTATTTGCCAGAATCTGAAGACGATCCCGTTGATGAAACCCTGCCACGGACTTACAAGGCCTATTACTACGGGCAGAATGATATATCGGAACTTGCCTCCAAGATTTCCGGTTCTCTTGATACCGGGAATTTTGCTGAATACATTCAGACGGATTCCGATGACACGATTGAGTATCTTTGTGATTCGTTCAGACCGTGGTTTCCGGATATTGACAGCAGCAATTACTGCGCGTGTATAGCAGAGCGGTTCAAGGACATCATCGACCATGCGGCTGCGCCAAAAACAAAAGACACCACTCTTGCAGCAACAAGCGGCGGTGTCCCTGCCATTCAAATGGCGACATTGAAAGAAAAATACGGCATAGGCCTTGTGGCCGAAACCGGAAGCGTATGCCCAAATGACGGATGTCAGAAATCACTGTTTACATACCGCGACGGACATACCGAGCTGATCTATGACGTCGCAGTTATTGATCCAAGCAATTCTTCCAATGAGCAATCCAATCTAATCGCGCTTTGCCCGGAATGCGCGGCAAAGTACGCTGCTCTTAAGACTCCTGATGATATTGCCCGAATGACGAAAATAAAAGAAGCGCTTGTCAATGCTCATGATGATCAGGAGATCAGAGCCGATCAGCATGTGCAGGAAGGCGTCAGGCGTGTGATAGAAAAGATTCCGTTCATCAAGCCGCCTACAGATATCGACCTGAATTATGATCCGGTTCCGGTCAGGCAGAAAATCAGTGATTTTGCACTGTATCTTCGTATCAAGACAGACGTGAATGTCTACTTCAAAGCTTGGCGTTTCGACACATGTCTCGAAGAAATTTCTGGATGAGACCGTCCGGCTGCGCAGCAGGATCAATTTCCTGAAGACGCAGAATGAAGGATACGATGAATCCCAGAAGCTTGCCAATGAGACTAAAGACGCCAAGACCCGCATGGAGGACGCCAGAAAGAGCCAGCTGGATACTGTTCAGACCATAATCAATCAGGAAATGGTTCGGATGGACGATTTTATATACGACGGGAAACAGTATGCTCCTGAGATCAAATTTTCAGATGCAAAGAATGGAAATCCGAAGTACACCTTCGGCTGTGATTGGAATTCTGGCACAGGAGAAAATTATAAGAATCTCATCATTTTTGACCTGAGTGTATTCAAGACTACGGAGCTTCCGTTTATCGTTCATGACTCCCTGATCTTCAAGAACATAGCTGACCTGCCGATTGATAAGATCATGCAGCTCTACGTGAACAGCGGGAAGCAGGTCTTCATATCGTTCGATAAGCATAAGGCGTTTACGGAATATACAGCAAAGACAGTCTACGATACCCGCGTGATCGAACTTCATAGCGATGGCGGAGAGCTGTTCGGATGGTCATGGGCTAAGAAGACAGAAAACGAGTCGGGCGAAGTGCCGTCAGAGGATGACGAGAAATAAACTGATGGAGGTGCGTATGCGTATCAGTTACAGACCCTTATGGGTAATACTTGCAAAACGGGAAATGTCAAAGAAGGATTTGCGGGAATTAAGTGGGATCAGCACAGCTTCCCTTGCGAAGCTCGGCAAAGGCGAAAACCTGACGACCGATGTGCTTTTGAAGATCTGCGAAGCATTGAACTGCAATATTAATGAAATTGTAGAAACGGTTCCGGATGATGATGAAAAGGGAGCCGCCAATAAACCGGAGGAAAAGAAGAATGCCGCAAAGTACAAACAAGGCACTCAAAGAAGCCAGTCCTTATAA